ATATATAACCAACCAAGAAGGCGACCGTACTTACCCATACCGCCAACCAATTCAGTTCTAACAGAGAGTTCATCGTCACCAGCAATAGCACCTTCTAGTTTTTCTTTCATCCAGTTGGTAGCATCTAACCCTAGTGCCTTCTCTTCAAGGTTTCTAGTTCTTTTCTCTGGCGTATCAACTCCTGCAACTCTAACTCTTTCTTTCTTGTAGAGATCGAAACCAAGATCAATTGTAACATCAATAGTATCACCGTCAAGAACACGGTTGATCTCCGTTACTCTGAAGTTGTAGCAGCTCTTCCTGCTCGGTGGTGTCATTTGTCCCATCTTCTAACTCTGCAAATGCTTGTCTTAGTATGTATATGACTACAAACAAAGCGCCAGCAACTGCAAGTATCACACATATAATCACTGACCACACAGGATCAACAACACTATCAAGAGGTCGTAATAGTAAATTCATTTCCTAACAGGCCAAGTAAGTTCCATTCCTATCGTAAGTAATAGAACAAATACAAATACAAATATTCCACTAATCATGTTTCCTCACAAAAGGTTCCCAATGTTGCCAACCGTAAGTATGGACTGCCCACATACCAATAATGGGGACGAAGACCAGGCACCATGCCATTAGTCCACATCCCCACGGGTTGTTTAATACTGTACCGCAAAATCTAGCAAACTGTAACATCATTGCTCGAAAATAGATAAGATGAAAAGAAATACTCCAAACAAACAAACAATCCCTGTTAAAAAGAATGGGAAATATTCAACTGGGGTAAGCATGTCCCAAACCCCATACAACAAAAACTATAATTGACGAAAGTAAAATTGATGCGGAAAAGGTTGTATGATTCATTTTTATAAATCAGGCCATGGATCTGAATTGTGTAGACACGATCTGGGATGTATCCACTCGCTATTTAATTCTTTCAGTTGTAATTTTAGTTTTAAATTTTCGCGTTTCAACATAATATTTTCATTCTCTAACTTTTTAATCTTACTCAGATTGCTCATACTTGTTTTTGTTTTTCCATAACTCCAAAAAGTATCTATCAACATTGTACAAGTCTCCTGTTGGTGGTTGCTCTTCAATCCTAGACCATTCATCACAAAGATGTCTCATCTCAAATGTTATTTTGCCTGGGGTAAACATTCTACCGAATGATGACATGGCAAACGCAAATCGCATTCTAATGCGCTGTTCCATTTCCTGAGTAGGCGTCGGTTTCATAATAGTTATTTTCACCTCTTCTGTACCCGAAATATGCGGTGGCACATATAAAGGGTAGTGATCCGAAAAGTAGGACATGTGCTAGGGTCATGAATCTGGAGAGGGTTGTGGAAATATATTAGCAAGTCCCGTAGGAGCTGCAAGTTTTGCTTCGATAACACGACAAAGACGCTCAACTTGTTTCTTGTCAGATCCACAAGGAGCATTGCGTAGACATCTGAGCATTAGTAAGTCATCACTAATCTTTGGTTTAATAGTAAACCCCCACTTGTCTACCTTCTCATCGGTTGGTGCTTCTACATTAGCGGACATCGTGACCTCCAAACATTGCTCGCATACCATTCAGAACCTTGGCAGTGAAAGCACCAAGACGGCGCGACTCAAAACGTGCAAACAACGCACTGCTGATGACAGGAGCGGGTACGCCAAGATCCACAGCAGCGTGAACAGTCCAACGTCCTTCACCAGAGTCTGATACTCCCCCATCGAACTTGCTAAGCTCTCTATCGCTGCGTAGTACATCAGCGGTAAGATCAAGTAACCAAGACCCAACCACACTACCACGACGCCAACACTCAGCCACTTTAGCAACGTTAATGTCGTAGCAATAATCTTCTGGACAATCCATAGGGGCAACCTCAGCATCGCCTTCAGCAACATATTTTGCCCCAGCATTAGCTTCATGCAGGATATTAAAGCCTTCGGCGTATGCTTGCATGATTCCATATTCAATACCATTATGAACCATTTTTACAAAATGACCTGCACCAGGAGGACCAGCATAGATCCACCCATACTCTTCAGGATACATTACATATGAACCATCGCCAGTGCGAGGGGCAGCGGCAATGCCAGGTGCGAGTGCGTCGAAGATCGGACGGCAGACATCGACTGCACAATCTCCGCCACCAACCATAAGACAATATCCACGCTCCAAACCATAAACACCACCACTAGTACCACAGTCAAGATATTGGATGCCAAGTTTAGAAAGCCTTTCTGCCCTGCGGCGAGAGTCTTTAAAATTGGAATTGCCATGATCAATAATAATATCGCCTTCCACACAAAACTGTAATAACTCATTGAGTGTATCCTCTACTGTTTCTGCTGGAACTACCATCATAAAAACTCCTGGTGTTTCCCCAGTTATTTTATTTTGATGAACTACGTAAACAAGATTTTCAATAGAAGTAGTGCATCCAGAGATATAACCTTTCTCAAATTGTTCTTCTGATTTTGTATAGTTATTTCTGTATCCATGTACTTCGTGTCCTGCTGTGATAAGACGGCGGGACATACCCTCTCCCATCCTACCCAATCCAATCATTCCAATTTTCATATTATTTAATTTACGTGTACAACGCCAGTCATGCCTGCGCCCTGGTGAGGACCACAGAAGAAGTTGTAGTCTCCTGCGTCAGCAAATACAACGTCCTGTGACTCTCCAGGAGCAAACAGCAATGCTTCTCTAGAAAGGTCAGGGCGAGCTTCCACAATGATATTGTGAGGAGGTAGTGCCTCGTTTACAAAGTGTAGTGTGTCACCTGCAGAGATTGTAATATCATTAGGTTCAAATACTAGGTTACCACCAGCACCCATCACCACATCTACTGCCCATGCAGGCGCAGCAAGAAGTAGCATTACTAGGAATGCGAATAAAATTTTCATGTGCTTGTCGAATATTGTTCTTTATAAGTATTGAGTTTAGTAATCAAATCATTATATTCATCCCACATGTATTCAGAACCTGTCTTCTCTTGGTAGAGCTGACAAGCTTTTATTAAACGGTAAATGTCGGTGTCGTTTAGACGCATTTTCATATCAAAACTCATAACTAATTATAGATCTAGTGAGTAGAATTGCTTTATTTTAACATTCTTTTTACAAGTTTGTCAGCAATTCCACTTACGCAAACTTTTGTTGATCCTGCTATCGGGATCGCTGGCAGTTTTCTTTGAGGTCAACTTTTTTTTCATGCCCTTCATTCTAGAGCAGAACGATGCCCTACGGGGATTTCCAACCTTCTTGCTTGGTGCTTTGAGGTCAGATCCTGGATTTTCTCTCTCGTAAGACTTTCTGCCTTTTTCGTTGAGTCCTCCTTTTTTGTTCTGTCCTTCTTTTCTGGTCCATGCTGCTTCATCGAGCTCTGTTTCTTCGCGTTTTACAGAGCGGATAGGCGATGCGAAACGATCCCATGCTTTGGGACCATAGCTACATTCATCTCGTGTTTCAGGTTTCTGACAAAGTTTACAGAAACGCTTTTCTTCCTTCTCTTCTTCTGTTAGATCTAGGGTATAAGCGTTTCCAAGTTCAATATTTTCTTTCGCGGTTTTCGCTGCCTTTTTGAAAGCATCCTTTGCGGGGTAGTCCTTACTACCTTTCTTCGCAGGTGCCTCCCCACGCTTCCGCTTTGCGTGGATATTAGCATAAAGACCACGCTTTGCTTCACAGAGTTCTTTTACTTCTTTATAATCTCTCATGACAACCGACGAGGTTTTACGAAATTATTTAGCGTTTTCCTCCACTCATATCTTTAAGCATCTTCTGAAGCTCTGCTGTAGATCCTACAAACATAGCGTTGTTAGTGACCTTGGATGGACCCTTCTTTTCCTCGTCAAGATCCTTCATCTTTTTATGTAGGTCTTGGAGTTTCTCTGTCATGTCTGCAACGTGCTTCATTGCCGCTACAGCGACTTCATACGCTCTTGGGTGCCCTGACTCCTGTGCGACCTCTAAAGCGCCTCTGACCGCCTCCTGCCCTTGATCTATGAGTGAGTATAATTCTCCTCTGGTATATCGATAATCTTTTTCCCTATCCTCCTCATCAACCTTAGGTG